GGCGAGCGGCGCATGATCGTGGCCGACTGGCTCCGAGGCGCGACGATCTACGATCGCCACGACGTCCGGCTTGCGGTCGGCTACGTCAACGATGATTTCGAGAGGAATTTGCGGACGATTCGGGCCGAAGAGCGGCTCGCCCTCGCGCTCAAGCGCCCGGCCGCGTTCAGCTGGGCGACGACCTACGAGAACGGCGCGTGACGTGGTGACGACGGCGGGGCCGGGTGATCCGGCCCCGCACAACCCGTGGTGAGGCCATGAGATACCTCGAAGCGAAGCGACTGGCGAAGCAGGCGGCAGAGCAGAAGGCCGCCGAGGCCCCGCCCGAGAACAAGGCGATGCCGGGTCCGGCTGAGGACAAGGCCGAAGATAAGCCGAAGCCCACACGGCGGAGGAAGCGGAAGTGATCGACCTTCCCGTACTCAAGGCCGCCCTCAACATTCCCGAGGGCTACACCGAGCACGACGACTACCTCGTTGCGCTCGAGGCCGCCGCCGTCGGCTATGTCCAGCGCAAGACCGGCTGGTACTGGGGGCCGGAGCAGGAGGTCGAGGTCGTGCTNTGCGGGAGCGGGACGCGCGACCTGTGGCTGCCGGACCATGCGAGCGCGGTATCGCGGGTCGTCGAGTGGTCGGTCTACGGCGTGGACAGCGAGCTCCCCGCCGAAAGCTACACGCTACGGCGGGAGCCCGGATCGACACATGGCCTCCGGCTGTCCAGGCGGGACGGTAGGCTTTGGCTCCCCGGCTACGAGTACGCGGTGACGTACACCCGCGGCTACGCGGCGGGCGAGGAGCCGGCAGACATCCGGCAGGCCGTGGCCGGGCTCGTNGCNCACTGGTTCGAGCACCGGCTGCCGGTCGCGTCGGACTGGGCAGCGCAACCAGCGCCAGACCACGTCGCGGCGATCATCGCCGCGCACCGGAAGGGGCGAGTCTGATGGCGAGCCGGCTGGCGCGCGCGACGGACCCCGGCGCGTTCTTCGACCGCGCCGACATCGAGGCCGAGGTGNAGATCCCCGACGGCCGNGGCGGCTACGTATCCGGNGGCTGGGCGCCGATCCCCGGCGGGGCCGGCATCCCGGTCGTGATCCAGCCGNTNTCNNCGGACGAGCGNATCCGCGCGATGCAGTCGNCCGGCGACATTACGCACGAGGTCGTGACGAGCGTGTACGTGCCGGGCGTCAAAGCCGACCACCGGCTGCGTGTGACCACGGACGGCGGCCGGCTGCTCTACCTGGTGGCCGCGCCGATCGAGCTGGGCCGGCGCCAGCGGCTCCGGCTGCTGTGCCGCGAGCGGGAGACATGATGGCGCGCCGCGTGGTCGTCGAGGGCACGGGCAGGGTCGGGCGCCGGCTGGAGCTGCTAACGCAGGAGGTGGTTGCAGCCGTGCGGCGCGAGGTGAAGCGCACCGCGCTTGACATCCAGGGCCGCGCGCGCCGCAACCTGAACCGCGCCTCGCGCGGCAAGGGCCGACGGACGAGCGACACCGGCCGGCTGGCGAACAGCATCGCGATTGCCGAGGAGCAGGACGGGCTCGACGCGCGCATCGGCACGAACCTCATATACGCGCGCGCCATCGAGTTCGGGTTCCCGCCCGGCTACCTCCAACGGATGCCGCCGGTCGACGCGATCCAGGGATGGGTGCGGCGAAAGCTCGGCGTCAAAGACGCAAAGGAGGCGCGCTCCATCGCGTTCGCAATCGCGCGGAAGATCAAGCGCAAAGGGACGAAGGCGCAGCCGTTCTTGTTCCCGGCCGCAGAGGCGGCCAAGCGGGGGTTCCGCACCCGGCTCCGCAAGGCGGTGCGCGAGGCGCTAAAACGCGCGACGCGGTCCGCGTAGGTGAGGGACGATGTACGCCGCAGACACCGTACAGGCCGCGATCTACCAGGACCTCGACGGCGCGCTCCCTTGCCCGGTCTACGACGAGGCGCCGCCCGGCTCGCCGATGCCATACGTCGTGCTCGGCGAATGGACGGACACGCCGGCAGACACGCACGACCTCGACGGCAGCGAGCTAACGGTGACGATGCACGTGTGGAGCGACGCGCCGGGCACGCGCGAGACAAACGAGATCATGGCCGCGATCGACGAGCGGCTGCATCATGGCCAGCTCGTCGCGTCGGGCGTGCGGATCGTCTCGATCGAGCGCGAGTTCGCCGAGGTGTTCCGCGAGGAGGACCTCACGACGGGCCGGCAGCTGCGGCACGCCGTGCTACGCTACCGAATTACGGTGCAGGAGGAGTGATGGCCGAACAACACTGGCGCGTAGGAAGCTGGAACGGGCACCCGAATTTCGAGTGCGCACATTGCGCCTACGCAACGCTCAAGCCGCGAACGCTGGTCGAACACCTCAAGACGGCGCACGGCGTCCGGCTCCGCACGGTGCCGAAGCCGAAGGCCGCGAAGGCGGCGGCGAACGAGGCCGCGCCCGAGAAGTCCAACAACGCAGACAAGGAGTGAGGCACGATGGCGACGTACAGAGGGCACGGCATCCAGCTGTTGATGGGGTCGGGCGACCCCGTCCAGTACACGGCGATCGCGCAGATCGAGACGATCCAGCCGTTGAGCTGGACGCGCGAGACGGAGACGATCGCGACGCACGATGAGGAGCCGGGCAACCTGCTCCGCAAGATCGCAGCAGCGTTGGCCGACGGCGGGCAGGTCACGTTCACGATCGCATACGATCCGAACGATCCGACGCACGACGCGCTAGAACAGGCGAAGTTTGCGACGGAGCCCACGCCGTTCCGGGTGATCTACCCGATGGTGACGCCGCCCAAGCAGGTCGATTTTCTCGCCTGGGTCACGTCGTTCACGGTGCAGGACACGGCCGCGAACCTGAGCGTGCTGCGGGCCGATGTGACGCTCGATGTGACGGCGCCGCTCGACGGCAGCGGCTCGTAAGGAGGTGCGATGAAGCAGGTCAGGGTTACAATCGGCGGCGTCGAGCGGCTGATGCGCTTCGACGCCAACGCCGGCGCGATCCTGGAAGAGCTTGGGTTCGACCTGTTCAACAACGTCGAAGCGGCGCTGAGGTCGTTTCGCGGAATCCGCGCGATGGCGTATGCCGCGCTCGTCGCCGGCCAGATGTACGCGGAGGGCAAGCGGTACCGCGAGCCCGCGCTTACGTTGCACGAGGTCGGCGCGCTCCTCGACGGCGGCGAGGGGACGGACGCGCTCGTTTCGGCGTTGAACGAGCTGATCGCTGTGCAGGCGCCGGAGCAGCAGGATGTCGAGAAGCTGGCGCAGCTCGCCGACACGTCGGATGCGCCGGCTGAGGCCGACGGCGAGGCGGGAAAAGGCGCTGGCGAGTCCTCGACCTCTACGCCGTAGCGGTCATCGACCTCGGGCTCCGGCCCGACGAGTTCTGGTCGATGCCGCTGCGGCACCTGTTCGCGCTGCTCGCCCGCTACCTGGAGCGCGAGCAGCAGCGCGAGCGGTGGGCCGACTACCGGGCGGGCACCATCGCAGCGGCCGTCATCAACGCAGCAGGCGGCTGGCGCGGCGGTCAGCCCGCGAAGCCGTGGGACTTCTTCCCGCATCTGAACGCCGCGCGCGGCGTGCGGGACCCCGAGAAGCAGATTGCGATCCTGCGCGCGCTCGGCGCGCGGGTCACGGAGATAACCGATGGCGACGGAGCTTGAGCGGCTGTACGTCCGGGTGTTCGGCGACACCGCCGACCTGGAGAAGAAGCTGAACCGGGCGCAGAAGCTAGTAGCAGACTTCGGCGATCGGATGTCCCGCGTCGGCCGCGCTCTGCAACTCGGGCTCACGTTGCCGCTCGGCGTCGCCGCCGCCGCAGCGGTCAAGGCCGCCGCCGAGATGGACGGCCTGCGGCGCTCGCTCGCAACTGTCGTGGGCGGGACCGCCGAGGCGAACCGCGAGCTGGACCGCCTGAAGGAAATTGCCAAGCTGCCGGGTCTCGGCTTTCGCGAGGCCGTGCGGGGCGCGGTCCAGCTCAACGTTGCCTTGGAGGGCATGAATGACCGCGTGGAGCTGTCCAACCGCCTGCTCACGCAGTTCGGCAACGCGATCGCTCTCACCGGTGGCGGCGCGGCGGAACTCGATCGCGTCATCTTGCAGCTTGGCCAGATGGCGGCGGCCGGTCGCGTGCTGACCGCAGACCTGCGGCCGATCATCCAAACTGCGCCTGCGGTGGCGACGGCGTTGCGCCGCGCGTTCGGCACCATCGACGCCCAAGAGATCGAGCGCATGGGGCTGTCGACGGAGGAGTTCTTCAACCGGCTGCTCCAGGGGTTGGAATCGCTCCCGCGTGCCTCGCGCTCCGCGCGCACGTCGTTCGAGGACCTCTCCGATGCCGTGTTCCGGCTCCGGGCCGCGATCGGCGAAGCGCTCTTGCCGGTGCTCGAACCGCTGATCGCCAATCTGACCGATCTCGCCGAACGTGTAACGGAAGCCGAGGGCTCCCACCTCCGCTGGGTGGTCGCGATAGGCGCTGCGCTCGCCGTCGTGGGGCCGCTAACACTGGCGGTCGGCGCGCTGACCAAGGGCGTGGTCGGCCTTGCGGCCGCGCTGGGCACCGGGCTCCTGCCGTTGCTCGGCGTGGGCGGCGCCATCGTGCTCGGCCTCTCCGCGTTGGTCGGCTGGTTCGTGAAGTCGCGGCTCGAAGCCGCTGCATTGGCGAAGCAGATGGAGGAGACACGCCGCGCGTTCAGCGAAATGCTCGCCACGGCCTCGGTCGAAGACCTCAAGAACATGCTCGACCAGGAAGAGCGGCGAAAGCGCGAGCTTGTGGCCCGCAGAGAGGAGCTGACGCGACAGCTCGAAGCCGTGGAGCAGCGGGGCCGCAAGAAAACGGCGGACTACCTCCGCAAGGAGCTAGAGAAGCTCGGTCGCGAATGGGGTGCGCTGCTGCTGCGAATCCAGGCGATCCGCGACCAGATCGAGGCGCAGCGCGAGGCGTCCGGCGGTCCGCCGCCGGCCGCCGATCGGCGCGCCATCGGCCAGATCCAGTTTACGCTCGACAACCTGCGCCGGCTGCATGAGGCCTTCGTCAAGACTCGCGAGAGGCTGGCGGAGCTGCGCTTCGAGCTAGCGTTTGAGACGCAGGCGGAGCGGGCCGAGAAGCTGCGCGAGGAGATCGAGCGGACCGAGGCGCGGATGCGCGCGCTGGGGGACGCGATCCAGCGCGCCGGGCTATTGATGAGCTTCCTGCGCATTCCAGAGGAGCTGGATCGTTTCTTCAGCAAGCACACGGAGGAATTTACGCGGCGGCTACAGCGCCAATACGAGCGTAGAACCCCCGGCGGACGACCTGATCTGGCGGGCGAGTTCTCTTCGTCGGAGTACGTTACACTGCAAGGGGGGCTCATTCTCAGGGCGGCACCTGCGCCCGCCCTTGAGCGAGTTGCGGAAGAGGGGCCGGCACCCGAGCCGTTGAGTGCTACCACGCGCGCGCTCACCGCGTTCGAGATCGGGCTGAAGGACCTGAATACGAGTTTCCGAGGCATCGTCGGCCATGGGGCGGCTCGACCTCGCGGCGTTCTCGGTCGGCCGCGCGCTGCGCACGGTATGGGAGGGACTCAAGGCCGCAGGCTCGCAGATCGTAGGCGGCTTCCTTGAGTTGTTCAACCCGCTCCGCATGGGTTCGCAGGCGCTGCAACGGTCCTTCCAGGAGGCGGCCAAGGTCTGGGAGCCGCTGGACAAGGCGCTTGCGCCCGTCGTCCAGGCGCTCTCTGACGCGCTGCGTCCTGCGGTCGAGGCGCTTGCCCCTGTGTTCGTCGAGCTTGGCCCCGTCGTCAAGGCTATCGGTCAGATCCTCGCCGCGCTGCTGAAGGCCGTGGCGCCGATGCTGAAGGCGTTCGTCCCGGTATTGCGCGCGCTATTCCCGCTCATCAAGCTGTTCGCGATCGGGCTGACCTATATTGGCCAGGTCGTTTCCATCGTCGGCATAATCTTTTTCACGGTGGCGAGCGGCATCGCGAAGGCGGTCGGCAGTGTGATCGAGGCGATCGGCAAGCTGATCGACAAGCTGCCGTTCGTGAGCGGGAAAGGGATCATCAACTTCGGGCGCAACCTGAAGAAGGCCGGCGACGAGTACGCGAAAGCCGCGGACGGCTTCAAGGATGCGTTCAAGGAGCTAGGCAAGGCGCGAGACGAGATCCGCGACATTGAGCTTGACGACGCGCTCGAACCGGTGCGCGAGGCCGCGAAGGAGACGGGCGAGGCGCTCCGCAACGTTCCGAGCGGATTCAAGATCGCTCTCGCGCGGTTCCAGGCGACGGCGGGCGTTCCGCCTCCGAGCACCGCCGGCGCGGCGTTTAGCCAGACGGCCGCAGCGGCTGCGGCGGGTTCGCAGGTGGTCAACGACAACCGCACGATCAACGTTACGGTGGTGAGTGACGACCCGGAGCGCATCTGGCGCGAGATCCAGCGCCGCGCGGAGCGCGACGGATACCGGATGCATGGCACGCTCGTGCCTGCGGTGGGGTGACGTATGGCGTTCTTGACGATCGGTGGAGCAGCGATTCCCTGCGCGCTCGGCGCGCCGGAACAGGACTCGCCGGAGCCGGTGGGCGACGAGGCCCGCACACTCTCCGGCCGAACGCGCCGAGTGATTCGCGGCTGGGTCAGGTCGTGGACGGTGACCACGNCCCCGATGCCGCTCGCCGATGCACAGGCGCTCGCGCTCGTGCTGCAGTCGCCCGAGCCGCTCCGCTGCGGCGGCGACCTGATCGGCGGGACCGTGGACTGCTACGGCTCGCTCACCGCTCTGCGGCACCAGAAGACGGCGGATGGGGAGCGGGCCGTGGTCGAGTTCCGGCTGGTCGAGGCCGCGCCGTCCTCGCCCGTCGGCTTGCTGTTCTCGGCGCGGCGCGGGCTCCCGGCTGGCGCCGCGTTCTCGCGCGGCTCGGCGGCATGGACGATACTCCCGGACGGCACGCTCGCGCAGGTCGCCGCGAACGTGCCGCGCATCGCATGGCTGGACCTGGACGGCGACGGCGTGCGCGAGACGCCGACGCTGCTCCTGGAGCCG